CCGCCGCCGATAACCTCAATCGTATTGTTCGCGCTATTCCAATCAGCAGGGACCGTCCAGCTTGTGCCGGACGTTAGGAATATAACGGTGTTGGCCATGCGCTATGCGTTGGTCAGTACGCCGTTGACCTGATCGAGGTCAACCAGAAACGAGTTGCCGCTCGTAATCGTCACCGCTGTGCCGTAATCCCAATAACCAATGAGAGGCTTTAGCGGCGAAGTCGGCGTTGAATTGTACAGCACAGCATAACGAAATGGCCCAATAGAGCCGCCCGACGCTGTAAACGTAACGTCACCAAGAATCAGCTTATAAGTCCCGCTTGTCTGCACGCCACTGGTGAATGTGGCAGTTGTTCCGCCAGCCGTATAACCGTTGCCCGCGCTGATTTCCGTCAGATCAGCCAAGACCGCGTTCGCCGCGCTCGGAGCAGTGTTCGTCAGCATGATTTTGATCGTGTCGGAATTCAGATTGTGCTTGCCCTTGGCAAGATCCTCTACGAATTGGTTGAATTTGTTATATGTTGCCATTACTCGACCTCAATCGCCGTATTGCCAGCCAATGCCCGGCAGATCATCGCCATTTCTTTTTGAGCGCCCGCCGCTGGTGCAGTGGCTTCCTCGATCTTCGCGCTAATTTCGTCTTGCTCACCCATCAGTGCATCAATTTGATCCTGCAAAGCCGCATATTCAGCCCGCAGAGGCTCGGCGCTAGCGTAGACATCATCCCGCGTTGCGAGCAGTTCATGGAACCGAACCCGCATTTCTTTCTCATCGAGATTCATTCGTGATTGACCTTCTAGAGCGGCTCAATATGAGAGACGCGGCCATGCTCATCGCGGACGATGCGCTTAGGCGCGCTGGCGTTGCGCATGTGTTCGAGCAGCAACCCGAGAACGGGGGCCATCGCGCTCGAATGATCGGATTCGACCACGCTTTCGTTACCGTCCGCATCCTTGATGGTCTGCTTTGGCTGATTGGCGGCTTTCGACGCCATGGCCGCCATCGTCATGTGATGTTCGCGCTCCTTAAGCTGGAACTCCCTCTCCATTGCCTGCATTTCCATGGCATGCTTTTCGCGGGCCAGCGCGATTTCGGCCTGGGTTTTCATGTTTTGCGTTGCAATATCGGCCTGCGCTTGCGTCTTTTCGATCTCGTTCTTCGCCTGCAATTCCAGCATCTTCGGATCGGGCTTTGGCTGTACCGGCGGCTGCGTCTTGGGATCGAGGAAAAACGCCTCAGTGTTTTTCAGGTCGAGCAGCTTGGTCAATTCCTTGGTCGAATTGTAGATGTTTTGCGCCGTGACCAAATTGGTCATGCCGTTAAGCATGGCCTCTTTCTGCAAGCCCAAGATCGCCATGATGTGCTGAACGCGCTCGGCCTTAGAGCCGCCGCCAAGCCCAACGCTAATGGTCAGGTCGTTGCGAGCTTTCCAATCGCGCGGGTCGATATTGACCCAATTGCCGCGCAACCGCGCCGTCGCGGCTTCCTGCCCGTGCTTGCGGATTGTCCCGTGAATGAGTTGGAACAAGTCCTTGATGCCCGTCTCGGCGAAAATGCGAGCGATCAGTTTGACCTTGGCCTGGGCGGCGTTGAATGTGTGATTAACCGCCGTGGCCGACTGGTTTTGCAGCGCGTCGGCGTCAATGCCCTGACCCTGGCGCGTTACGCCGGATCGCCACTCGCGCGTCATGTCCATGTATTCAAGCGCGGGGAACGTCGCCGCGCCGATATTCGGCACTTGCTGCCATTGGATGCCGCCGGGCTGCTTCGTCCGAACGATGCCGCCGGGACGCGCCACGAGCAAATCGTCAAGCGTCTGCGGGCCGGACATGGCTTCGGCGACCTCAACGCGGGGATTGTTGACCAGATAGACGTTATCCAGCATACCGCGCATGAGCGCCGTCTTAATGCGCTGGATATCCATCACCAGGTCCGCAATCGACCGGCCATAGAACCGATGCGGCTGGGGAACCGGCGTCATCCCGGCGAACGGAATTTCGTCGATCGGCTCTATATCGAGCTTGCCATCCTTTTTGAGAATGTCGCCCTGTGTCCCGCCGGTCGTGACCTTATACAGACACGGCGTTCCGTCGCCCTCATAGTCCATCCGGCAATAATGCTCGGTGACTTCAATCCGCCTGGCCGTGCGATTGAGCTTTTCGGATGAATGCTGATGCTCCCAAACCGTGTCGCGGTTGACTTCCTCGGTGTTGGAAATGCCGGTGTAGCTTTCCAACCCCTCAATCTGCTCGGCGTCGTAGCCCTGCGCGATCAGCTTGCCTTGGGTGGAGAGCACCTTGTGAAATGCGTAATCCGCATCCCGGATTGATCGAGCGTTGCGCGCGATGCCAAATTCCTCGGGGGGAACAGGCTCGACCTTGCATTGCGCGTGCGTTTTGGAACGCTTGACCACAACGTCATGGGTGCGCGCGGGCGCCATCGCCATGGGATCGGGCTGGCCCGGCGGCATTGGGGGAATCATGCCGGGTGGCGTCATGGCGTCCATCAGCCCGGCCCTCCCGTAAACACCGCCTCATCCTCATCGTCCGGCTCGCCAGCGCCATGAACGGTGTGCTCGACGATTTCCACGTCCTTATCGGCCAGCAGCATGGCGAACTCGTCGTCCGTCAAATCGTAGTAGGTCTCGCGCTCCTCGACGGATCGTTCTTCCCACCAGACTTTTGCGACGCCTACCTTTTGCAGCAGAGCGTCCTTAATCATCGAATACATGATGAGAAAGCCGGGATTGGTCTGCATGAAAACGTGATTGACGTAATCCGTTTCCTGCTCGGCGGCCTGCGTATCGTCCGGGCCAACCGGCTCGAATTTCACGACCTCATCGCCGGAGAAAAAGATTTCCATCAAATTGGGCATCAGCCCTTCGACGGTATCGGCAACATCGCTCGACACAGCCTTTGATCGGCCGTCAACCGTGGGCATGTCCTTGGACATATCGCCGAGATAATAATCCATCGCATCGGCGCGCTCGCTGGATAGCTTCGAGGCCGACACGGCGGCAAGCGCGTCCGACCGCTCGGCAGCCAAGAGGGCCTTGAGAGCGGACGGCGACATTTTCGGCATGTGTCAGTAATACCCCGTTGGCGCGTATGCGAGTCGGCGGCTAAAGCCGGCGGAACGGCTCGGTTCCTCATAAGCAACGCACATCAACCCAAACGCATCGGCGCAATGGCACGACCAGTCGTGCTCAGGCCCAAGCCCTACATTGCGGGTTTCGTCTTTGCGCTCATGATAGTAGCCAAGTGCATCGCGTCCCGGTTCTGTGGTTGCTTCGTTGAACCATATTTTCGGGAAGACCCGGCGCACCGCCTCGATGCGCATCGCCGCAGCGCCGCGCCCCTGGTTCTTAACGACCTGAACCTCGAAATCGGCTTCGCGTAAATGGTCCTCGTATTTTTTACCGGTGATATTATTGGCGTTCACCCCGTCATGCGGTAGGATGCAGATCGCCTTTTGATAGCCCTTGGAACGCAATTCGTTGACGTAATAGGCCAATACTTGGCCTACGCCTTCGATATAATCGAGAACGCGGATTTCCTGCCCGACCCACTGGACAACCCAGATCGCCATTGCGTCGGCTTCCGCCCCGGCGCCGCCAAGATCGAACACTGCGCGCACGGGCAAGAGTGGGTCAGCCGATACCCTGGTAATCCGGCCCTGCGCGCGAGCTTCCGCAAGCACTTTGGCAAAATACGCGCCTTCGAATGCCGTGGCATAGGCACCTTCCCAAATGTGGTCGTAGCGATCCGGGTAAAGCTGCAAATCCAACTTACGCTCGGCCTCAAGCTCTTTCGACCAAAATGGATTGTCGCGCCAATTCGCTTTGACGACGATAGAATCGTCTGGTTTTTTGACCCTCAGAAAATCATCAACCGCATCAGTCTTGCGTCGCGGATTCCACCGGAACCATAGCTGACTGCCAGGCGCTCGGATTGTGGGGCGCAGCAGCGTCAGGCTACGCGCGCTTAGGGTTTGGGCCTCCTCTACGTCCGCGATGCGAAACCCCTCAAGCGACTTGATGGATTCCGCCGTGTGATCCTGCATACCCTGAAAAATGATAATGCCGTCACCGGGCGTCTGTATCTTGTCGGTAAAAACACGGAACTCTGAGCCTACCTTAAGCTCCTGTATTTTTGCCTCGATTAGCCGCTTGCTGGACTGCGCCAACGTCTTTTGAACTTCGCGGATACAGACCGCAAGCGTTCCCTTTTCAGCCAAGCACTCCTCGACTAAAAGCTCGCCGAAGAAATGTGACTTTCCAGAACCGCGCCCACCCCACGCGCCCTTGTATCGGGCCGGAGCCAACAGCGGCTCGAAAACCTCAGCCGTCTTGATTTGAAGGACGGACAATGTGCCGCTCGATTCGGTGGACGACTGCTACCGGGTTGTCGTCGTCATCCCCGCCAACTATGCCCTGAGCTACCTTGCCGTCGAGCCGGTCAGCTAATTCCTTGAGCGCCGGCACGTCGCCTTCGTTGGCCTTACGGACTAGCGCGGCGGCAGCGAGTGCTAAACCTTGCTCGGCAATGGCCTTTTGAAGCGCCTCTTTAAACGGCTTGCTCTTTGGCCTGCCGCTCGGATTACCTGATTGCCCTGGCTGCCAAGGGGGCAGCAACCCTTCGGTGTTTTTCACGGTGTTACCATCGGGTTAGCCGTACCGTGGTATTCGGTGGCGGGCTAAAACGCGAAAAGCCGCCCGGGTTAGGGGCGGCTCGGTGACAGGTTCGGTAGCCTGCATTAATGTAGCAGGGTGTTCGCGCGATTTGTCAAGGCTGTGGATAATCATTTGAACAGCTTTGCGAGGGCGTTCAAGCCGACGCGGAGTAGCCCTAGTTGGTCGGCGGTCAGTCCGCCCTCATCTACCTGCTCGATCACGACGGCGTATGTGATTTGATTCACCCGGCTACCTACGCCGATTTCGCTGCCGGCCCACAAAAGCTGACTGCGACAATTCCGAAACTCTCGGCGGGCGTCCATGACGGTGTGCTCATCCGGGTGTTTTCGGAGGGATTGCCCGCCTATCCCTGTCGGGTCCATAGCCTTCGGCCATGGCATCGGGATTCCCATTATACCGGCCTCGCGATGGACGATCTTGGCATAAGTCGCCGCCGCCAAAAATTGCCGCTCGGAAATCCCGCCGGATTGCTCGGCGTCGTCTTTGCGCTTTTCGGCCGCGATCCCGATCAGCCGAAGCCGGCCAATTGGATAGCCGTAATTTTCGTTACAGGCGTCCGCTGGCGCGATTCCGTGATTGACCCGGCCCCAAATAGCCGGCGCGCGGGTTTCCGCTTCCACGGCCGCCCTAGGCCGATCCACGGGCTGGCCGCATGGGTGGCGTTTGGTGGCAGGCTTTCGCTTCCGTCCGGCGCGCATGGTCAAATTCTCTGGTTCAGGGGGGGGGACTATTTGAACTCACGCCTTGACAGCCTTCGGAGGGTAAATCTTGCGCAAATCTTCGTTGTCTGGTGACCCTCGAATGCCTCTTTCTTTCTTTGTGACTGTGAATAGCATTGGGTCGTTGCCTCCTATCTCCTTGAAAAACTTATATTCAGCCCATCGTTTGTTGGCGCTTTGCTGACCATTTGCCGACCTTTTAACCGCTTTTTCGGCCTCGAACTCCAACCTTTTCTGGTGCCATTTATTGTCGTCCTTGAGCACCCAAAACCTGTGGAGAACCATCGGAGCCACCCGGTTGAACTGGTGGCCGTGCATGTCCGTGACGAAGGACGATAACGCGCTTTTTAGCCACTTCATGTCGTTAGGTAGCGCCGCGTCATCCCGCCGCCATGCCAACATCAGCATGGCGAGATAGACCCCCATTTCGTCAGCCCGAAGTCCGCCCTTGTCCACGACATCGGCGCAAAAGTCGTTGACATAGAGGGGGAGCCACGGGCGCTTGCTCAAGCCTCCCCCCCGCCTTGGCTTGGACCGAAACGCCTCTCCAATTCCGATAGATAGGTGGCGACCCAATCCGGCCGCGCCGTCTCCCGTAAGTCGCCGAGGAAGTTTCGTTGCGAATTACAATTTCGGCACATCGGCTGAATATTGGCGATACAATCACAGCCTTCGGCGAATATTGGGATAATATGATCTTTGGTAGGCTCCCCACCGCGCAAATCCGTATAAGGGATTCCACAGGAAACACACCGCCCAAATATATCCATCAGAATGGACCACTCGGTAACTGTGTGTGTGCCCTTAGCGCGAGCCGTCGCAACCCGCAGACCACGCCGCTCGGCATTGGCTCGACGCCTCGCTCGGTCGCGATCAATTTGGTCCTCGTAGTCGGATCGAGAATTGAAAATCCCATAAACTTCGCCGCGATATCGGTTCATTCCGCTTTCCCCTCCCCCGGCAATTCAGGGAGCGGGAGCCAATGCGTCGGGTGAACGCAATAACCGTTGATTGTCATCCAAATCCCGACGCCATCTTGGCTTTTGTGATCTTCCCAGCAGCACACAAACCAACGACGGCCGTTGCAGCCGAGAATGTCCCGGCCGTCCTTTGGGGCGGTGGAAATGGGCTGGGGCTTGTCGCTGGTCATGCCGTCCCCCATTCCGCTATCGTCACCACGCAATCATTGCCCGTCAGATCGCGGGATTTGACCGCCGTCGCCGATTTGCAATGCCGGTCGTCCGCCGTGATATTCCAGCGGACTAGCAAGTCCATCGGGGCCTTGAGCGCGTTATCGGGGTCGAGCCGGCAGTGCATGGGCAGCGTTAGTTGGAACGTGTAAGGGCCAACAATCGCCGATTTTTGGGCGCGTTGTTCCGCGATCCGCCAATCGGCTTCCCGACGCCATGCGCGGTAGGCCGATGTCAGATATTTTCCGCCGCCTTTTTTCACGCCATACAATTGATGAAGGCTCGGCGGGATGGGGAGAATAATTGTTATCATCCCGCCCGCTCTGCGCCCGATAACGCGGCTAGCCGATCCAGCCGGCGCTCGCGATGCAGCCGGTCGTAAATTCGCTTTTTCACCCGCTCCGGCGACCGCTCGAACACCTCACGCATCGCGTCGAGCAATGCCTGTGGATTGTTCGCCAGTTCCTCCGGCGTCATTTCCTCGAATGATTTAGCCATGGCTGGTCCCTCGATTGGATGGGACGCAACGCAACATTACGAATTAAGCACGCATCCGCGCGACGCTCACTGGCACCTTGAGCAAGCCAGCCTGCGAAATATAGGGCACGAATATCGTGTATTTTTCGATGCCGAGCTGAGGCGCCAACGGAACGTAATCGTTCAATGGCAGTTCAGATTGAGAAGTTTTCAGATGGCGCACTATCGCGCGCTTGTCGCCCTTCGCCCGACGCTTATGAACGACGGATTGAACCGCGTTGTATGTGCAGTGATTGGCGTAGGCGATTTCGCCGATATCCTTGCCCGCGAACCATGCGTCAAGGATGCTCTCATCCCGGTCGGCATTTTTGTTTTTAGGCAACGACATCGCCGACCTCCACTATGTCGCAATAGGCGAGGATTTCCTTACGCAACGTTTCGACCAGCGCCGCCATTTCCTGGTCGGCTTCCAGTATGGCCGCCATCTTGTC